ATATTAAAAACTACCAATTAAATGATAAGTTTCCAGATTACGAAATTTATAAATGGGGGAGCTATGGAAATCCGCTAAGTCATAAACCTGGTGATTTTGATTTAGTTTTTGTAGGACCTGTAAATAGAGATCTACATTTTGAGCTGTGCCGATTCTATCCACTAGCACAAGATTGTGACAGGTTATTTGTAGAAAGCGAATTAGATATAACTGTTTTACCAAATAAAAAATTATTTAATCATATAAAAAGATTCAATGAATGTAAAGATGATAAATATATTTTTGATGAAGAGATTATAAGATATAAACTTGTGGATTATGATGAAGAATTACAAAGTAACGCTTTAGGCGGAAGAGAAGTGGAAATTTGTTATGACCTTGGCGGCTTTACTAAAGTAACTCAGATATTTGCTAATAAAGAAAAATATCAATTTAGAGATTGGCCTGAGCCAATATTGTTAGAAGATTTTTTATCAGGTGAAAAAATTTATTGATAATGATAAATATATTTAGGAGAAAAAATGAATATTGAACAATTAAGAGAACAACTAATTATTGATGAGGGTCAAGTAAATGAAATTTATAAAGACCATTTGGGCTACCCAACTTTCGGAATTGGGCATTTGGTCCTCGAATCAGATCCAGAGTATGGACAAGATGTGGGAACACCAGTATCAGAAGAACGAACAATTGAATGCTTTGAACAAGACGTACAATCTGTCCTCTCTGACTGTAAAAAACTACATGAAGGATGGGATGATTACCCTGAAGAAGTAAGACAGATCGTAGCTAATATGATGTTTAATATGGGACTTACGCGCTTAAGTAAATTTCGAAAGCACAATGCAGCGCTGCAATGTGGTGATTGGAAGGAGGCTGCTGTAGAAGGCAGAGATTCAAGATGGCACAAGCAAGTAACGAACAGAGCGGAAAGACTTATGGTAAGGTTAGAGGAACTTTAAAGGTAGAATCTAATATACCTCAAGAAGAACAAAAATATACAGGTTGGTATTGGTGTCATGAAAAGCAAGGTCTTTTTAGATATTCAGACTGGCATAAAAGTTTTAAAGAACTAAATTTGGTTAGTTCGTAATAGGAGAAATAAATGAAAATTAAGTTACAAGGTAGTCAAGGCAACCTAGCTACAGCAACAAACCTAAGCTTTGCTACATTAGTAAGAGTATATAACAATGGTGCTGCAGATTTAGTATTAACTCAAAAAGAAGGCGCTACTGTTATTGGTACCATTACTATTCCAAGTAAAGGCATTGAACTTATTAGAAAAATGCCATCTGAAACTCTAGAAGGCGGCGCGGCTTTATTGGCTGTATCGGTTGCTAAGCTTTAATTAGTTAATGACTGATATATTTGCTTTAATATCTGACGTAGGACTTCCTATTGCTGGCGCATTAGCTAGTGGTGCGTTTGTTTTTATTATTATTAAGCAAATATTATCTGGTGTTTTAGATCAAATCAATACTCTTAATATATTTACTAAGAGCTTAGAGAATAGAGTACGTACAATGAATAACGAGATTATAAAGATTGATATGCTCGTTTCAAGTGCTCTTGAATTAACACCTCCTATAGATAGAATAGCTAGGGCGGAAAATTTTGTAGAAGACGGTAAGATCGACGTCAGACGGGATTAAGCATGGATGCATTAAATCCTGCTGTTTTAATATCCGAATACGGATTTACGACTGTCGCTATTGTAGGCCTTGGCTATTTTGTATTTTTTGTATGGCAATTTATTAATAAAGAATTAGATCCAAAGATTGAAGAGATGCACATGGGTTTAATAAGGTTAATTGACCAAGTAAGAATGCTTGATCAAGATATGATAAGACTACAAGAAAAAATTAAAGTAGTTTTAGAGTATAGAGAAAGACAAAAATATTTGAGCGAAAATGAAAATGAAAATAAAAACTGAAGACATAATATTAATAACATTATTTTGTTTAGTGATAGCTAATCCGCTTTATGCTGATGAAATTAAGTTTGGATTTAAGAATCCTTCCTTTAGTGGAATTGGCACAAGCAATCATTATTTAACAATTGATAATATAGAACATTCAAGAAAAAAGGCTATTAAAGACGCATTAGAAGCTGCTGAAAAAGCAGCTCAAAGAGAAGCTGATAATACTACAATGGCTAAGTTTATAAGAAACTTAGAAAGTAGAATATATGCTCAAATGTCTAAACAGCTTGTTGAATCTATGTTTAGTAATGATGGATCTGTTCGATATGGCTCATTTACTTTAGAAGGTAATGTAGTAACATATGAAGTAATTACTAATGCTGATGGCTCAGAAGTAATTAAAATGTCAATTGTAGATTCTAATGGATCAGAAACTATTATTGAAATACCAGTAGGAACTGGCAACTTTAGTCAGGATTCTGACGGTGGCTAAGTATTTAATCATATTGCTGCTTTTAGGCGGATGCGCGCAGATCCCACAATGGTCTGCAGATCCACAAAAATGCGCAAATGATAAACCTTATGTTTGGGATCAATTTAAATCTCGAAAGTTTATATGTGTAGATTATCCAACAGCAGAAAAACTACCAGCATTTGTTGATTTATTAAATTTACCACCAGCTAAAAGTAAACCTGTAGTTGCTGTGTATGGATTTAAAGATTTGACAGGGCAAAGAAAATCAGTGGATAATATAGCATCGTTTTCTACTGCGGTTACCCAAGGTGGTACTGAAATGTTAATAGATGCTCTCAAAACTGCAGGTGGTGGAACCTGGTTTAGAGTAGTAGAAAGACAAGGAATAGACAATCTTGTACGAGAAAGACAAATAGTAAGATCTACTCGTCAAGATGTCGCTAAAGCTAACGGGACGGAACCCACAGGTGTAGGCCCACTCTTATTTGCAGGAATGATTATTGAGGGTGGTATTATAGGTTATGATACAAATATGGAAACCGGTGGCCGTGGAGCAAGAACTCTTGGCGTTGGTTTTAGTAAAATGTATCGTAAAGACGTTGTTACAGTATCTGTGAGAGCAGTATCTGTATTAACGGGTGAAGTTTTGTTAAACGTCCAAGCTAAGAAATCGGTACTTTCTTACGGCTCTTCGGGTGATGTGTTTAGGTTCTATGAACAAGGCACACAACTTATTGAGTATGAGGATGGTGTGGGTAATAATGAGTCAGTGACATATGCAGTACGAGCCGCTATTGAAGCTGCAGTACTTGAACTAATATACCAGGGTCACGACCGTAAATTCTGGGATTTAACTGAGGGCCATAGACATCCACATCAGATTGATGGGAATAACAAAAGGCACTCAACAATAGAGGAAAACAAAAATGAAAAAACTAATTAGTATAGCGGGATTGCTATTCTTGGTTACGTCAGGTTTGGTTTTTGCAGATGATGATAATGAGATTATGATAGAACAAAGTGGTGACACTTTAACTCTATATATTGACCAAATCGGATACGGTAACAAAATTGGATTAGATGATTTTTCATCATCTGGTTCTGATATGACTATCGTTGGTTCATCATTAACATTTGATATTGATATGGTTGGAAATCAGAATTTAATTTATGGTCCATTGGACTTAGATTCATCTTCTTTGACGTTCTCATTGCTGGGAGATTCAAACGAGGTGGACTGGAATATCGGCTATGTCGGTAGTTCAGACGATTCAGATTACAACTTTAGCATTACCGGAGATAGCAATACATTTGATATCGATCAAGGATATGTTTATAGCGCTGAAAGATTAGATGCAGATCTGATTTTAGTTGGTAGTTATAATATATTTGATTTAGACTTCGAAGCTGATGATTCTACATGGACTTTTGATATTACTGGAGACAGTAATGATATTAATACATTACAAAACGATGGAGCTCAAGAAATAGTATTTGACTTTGTTGGTGATTCAGGCGATATTGATATTAATCAAATAAGTGGTACATGTGCTCAAACTGCTGGCGTTGGATGTTCAACTCCAAATGCTGTAATCAATCTAGATATTACTTCAGATAATGCTATTATCCAAATTAATCAAAAAGACGCACCTGGGGATTCTTAATTTATTATTCATTAGTGGAATCTCATTTGCAGATTCCATTGGTGATATAGTAGAATCAACTGGCATAAGTCAGATAGTACGTAACAATGAAGAAATAGTTTTATCAGGAAATATAGTTCCAGTAGAATTAAATGATGAGGCAAAAACTGGTAACGGAAGAATGCTTATTGAGTTTTTAGATAAAGCTCAACTATCTTTAAAAGAACATTCTGAAGTACTAATAGACGAAATATATTATGACCCTGATCCTTCACTCTCAAAGATGAGTATGAAGTTTACAATGGGAACGGCAAGATTTGCATCCGGAAGATTAGGATTAGTAAATAAAGCCAATATTGATATCAAGACTCCTACGGCGTCAATTGCCGTACGGGGGACTGATTTTACAACAACAGTAGATGAGTTAGGAAGAAGTCTAATTATTCTGCTACCAGATGCGAATGGTGACCCATCTGGCGAGATAGTAGTTTCTAATGAAGGTGGAGTAGTTACATTAAACGAAGCTTATGCCGCAACAATGGTATCCTCATTAGATTCATCACCAACACAATCAATTAAAGTAAATGGTATCACGCCGTCATTAATCGATAACATGTTTATTGTATCACCTCCTGAAGAAGTAAAGGAGAGAATAAAAGAAGAAATAGCCGATAACGCTAATGAAGATCAAGGCCTATTAGATATAGATTTTTTAGAGTTTACTGAATTAGAAGAAGATGCTCTTGAAGAAGATCAATTAGACGAATTTAGTGAATTAGATATTGATGAATTAGATGTTGAGTTTTTAGTTGATGTTTTAGACATTATAGATAGTTCTGAATTGTTTGATAATCTAGGCGAATTTGATATCAAAGGCGCGGCCAGAGGATTTAATGAGCAGTCACAATATAATGTATATTTAGAAGATAGTAATTTAGTACTATATAGAAATGTAAATGGCAAGATAAGAATAAAAATAGGAGCTGGTGGTAACTTTACTCTTAACACTATAACGCCAACCTGGGATGGCATAATTACGGGAAATGAGGGCGAAGATGTCCTTATCTATATAAATCAGGTAAATTGATATGTTAGAAAAATTAGAAGAATATTCAATGAAAGCTTTAATCTGGGTCAGTATACTATTTTGGCCTATTATTATATTAGCACTTATAATACCATTATTTGCAAGTGCTGATGATAATGTTATATCATTAGAACAATCGGGCGATAACTTTGCTTTAGGTGTAGATCAAATAGGATATAACAATAAAGTTGAAATGAAAGATAGTAATTCATATATTACTGCAACAAATCTATCAACATATTTGATACAGGTTAATGATAGTGATGGTATTAATAAAATACTCTTTAACGAATTTTCAGGTACAGATAACCAAATGAAATTAGCTCAAGGAGTCGCTTGGAATACTCTTGATTCTGAAACTGATTTAAGTTGGTGGCATGATGGATATGAAGGCGCAGGCCATGAAATAAGCATCATACTATATGGCGATAATAATGATTTAGCTGTTCAGCAAACTAATCAATCCGATACCATAGGCCATAGTTTTGATTTACATTTAGCTGGTGATGATAATAGAGTTCAGGTTAAACAGCAAAGCGATGGTTCTAAAAACTTAAACTTGACAATATATAATGATGATAATGAAGTATTTGTTCGTCAAAAAGGTAACAACGCTTCACATAATGCAAATATAGAAATTGATGGTTTATATGCGACTGATCTAGAATTAAAACAATTAAGTACCACACCGCAAACATACAATCTAATGCAGTATTGTTTAAATCCGACTGGTTGTATGGTATCAATAACACAGCAATAGCTTATGAAATATATAACATCCATCTGGACAACATTATTAATTGGATTATTGTTAATAGGTGTCAGAGTATCAGATCCGGCTTTAGTTGAGCAATTACGTTTAAATACCTTCGATACCTATATTAAGACAATCACTCTGCGTGATTCCACTAGGGTTACCCTATTGAACCTTGGAGAAGATTCACTCAGCGTGATGGGTCAATATCCCTTTCCGAGATCAACATATGCTCAAATAATAAGTGACCTCAGAGGTGCAAACGCGGGGCTTATTGGGTTTACTATTATGTTTCCAGAGGCCGACAGATTCGGCGGTGATGAAATCTTTGCTTCTTGGGTGAAAGACAATGGTATTATATTAGCTCAAGATGCTGATGAAAACGGAAAAAGCACTTCTGCGCCCTATGTTGGAACTGCCATCTTTGGGACAGGTAATCCACTAGATTGGACAATAAGATATAAGGGATTAGTCACTAATATTCCAGAGATAGAAGCTGGAGCTTGGGGGCATGGTCTTATAAATGCTATGCCAGAAGTTGATGGATTGGTAAGACGTATACCATTAATCTCTCAGATCAATGATCAATTATATCCTTCATTTGCTTTAGAAACAACTCGAGTGCTAAGTGAAAAACCTTCATATACAGTAAAGATTAACGATATTGGTATTGAAGAAGTTATAATTAGACCTCATAGAATATCATCAGATGCTAATGGTTCTATATGGATTAATCCAAACTATAAGTTTACGGAAATAGAGTACGGGTCCAGCGAATTACCTGATCTTCAGGGTTCAACTGTTCTGATTGGTTTGACTGCCAAAGGTCTAGCTGCTCAGGTTCCAACTCCTTCAGGTCTACGATCTGCGCATCAGCTTCAAGCTGCAGCTCTTGAGACGATATTGTCAGGAGACTCGATATCTCGTCCGATATGGGCTGATCTTGCTGAAATAGCTGTAGTTCTAATTGGATCTCTTGCGATAATTCTTTCAATTTATTATTTGCCATTGTGGGCTTCTCTCTTGACATTTGCGTCGACTCTGGGTATTTCAATTGGCGGCGCTTTCTACTTCTGGTACGAATCTCAAATTCTCCTTGATGTAAGTTATCCTGTAATAATATATATACTCGTCTTCGCGTCAGGGTCTTTTAATAACTTCTATAAACAGTTTATGCTAAGACAACAAATCAAGAAACAGTTTGGAACATACCTATCTCCTGATATGGTTTATATGCTTCAAAAAGATCCATCATTGCTAACTCTTGGCGGCGAAAGAAAAGAAATGACGTTCTTATTTATGGATATATGTGGGTTTACTCCAATATCAGAGCACTATAAAAACAACGACGATCCAGAAGGATTAGTTGAGTTAGTAAACGAATTCCTAGATTCTATGACTAAAATCATATTAAATAATGGTGGTACAATTGATAAGTACATGGGTGATTGTATTATGGCGTTTTGGAATGCGCCTTTACCATGCGAAAATCACGCTGATATGGCAGTAAAATCAGCAATTGAAATTGAGGCTAAAACAAATGAACTTAAAGAAATTTACAAAGAGCGAGGACTTCCGGACATTAACGTCGGCACTGGCATTAATACCGGCGATTGTATTGTTGGGAATATGGGAAGCGAATCAAGGTTTGACTATTCAGTCATCGGAGATGCAGTTAACCTTGCAGCAAGACTTGAAGCAACAGCAGCAAGAGGAGATTATATTAATTGCCCAACAATAATTTCAAGCTACACAGCAGATCAAGTTACTATTATTAAGCCGAGGCCAATAGGTGATATCAAGGTAAAAGGGAAAGAAGAACTCATTAAGATTTTTGCCTTATAACTTTTAGTTCTATGCATATAACAAAATAATATAAAAAAAGGTGAAATAAACGTTTACAAAGACCTTAAAATGTAGTATAATATACCCCTATTAACGATAAGGAACCAAGCTATGAACAAGATCGATATTCTAAAAGAGCAGTTTAACGAAGAAATGTTCGAACGTAGAGCTAACGGTATTGACACCGTATCATTTGAGCAATATAAAAAGAGACGCGAGTTCATTGAAAACTTTATGAACAGCACACCAGATCCTGAATCCATGGCTGATGCAGTTTATCACGCTGAAGCGGGGCAATACTAATGCCGCATTTTAAAGTAACAGGTCGAGTCAAAAATAAAAAGAAAGTTAAAGAGTATTTAAATAATCTTTCTAAAGAGCTTGGTATTAATCGTATGTGGTCAAAGGTAATATTCGTAAGGTTTAAAACTAAGCTTGAGAATGATAGTCAGGGACTCTGCTGGGGCGATTATAAAGAAGGCTACGCCGAAATTAAAATTGCTCGTACATCTGAGGGTAATGATATACCATACGATTTAATGATGCAAACTTTAGCTCATGAGATGGTTCATGCTAAACAGTATCTAAGAAAGGAACTTAATGGTTGGACTAACTCATGGATGAATAGAAAGCCTCGCAACTACAAATATGAAAACGCTCCTTGGGAAAAAGAAGCTTATGGCCGTGAAGAAGAGTTATATAAAAAGTGCTGGTTATAACAAATTGATCTAAAAAAAGTGAATTATTTTCACCAATTCCCTTTACAAAAGTCCCAAAATAGATTATAATATACCTATATTAAATGATAAAGAAAGGAACTACATTATGAAAAAATCAATCTTAAATGCAATCAACAACATTTCATCTACTGAAGAAATGAACGAAGTCATCGATCTTATTAAGATCAAACAAAAGCAACTTAGAGCTATGAAATCATATAGCATTAAGACTTCATTGGCTGTTGGTTCTAAAGTAAAAGTCACATCAAGGAACGGTGTAGAATTTGGTATTGTTGATCAAATAAAGAGAACGAAGGCTATTGTTACTATTGATGGTCTTAAATACAACTGCCCAATCAGTATCTTGGAGGTAGCATAATGTTAAGCAATCTTGAAAAAATTAAATGTATCGCAGCGGGTCTTGCCGCTGCTATACTTCTCTCGTTGTTTCTTAATTCAATCGAAAAGGCCTTAGACAGACCTGATGTTCATGTCAGTCATTCCACTGGAGAATGTATAAGAGTTCTTAATTACGCTGAAAACGATCGTTATTCTTGTGATAACCTTCCTTCTAAATATAACAAAGTGTGGGTGAAATAATATGACTATTAATAAAAATAAAAGGCTGAAGAATCTTAAAGAACTATACAATAAAGCTTCAGTAGTTACTAGTGAATTGCAGTTAGATCAAAATGACTCTGAAGGCCTTAATAATATAAATATGGCATTATGTTCTCTAGACTCTGCAATTAGAGATTATGAAGACGAAATTAAAACAAATCTTAGGTAAAATAATATGATTATAATGGAAAAAACGTCTCCTGTTACAGGCAAAAGTAACACAATGGCTATCAACGCAACTGCTGAGCAGGTAGAAGCGTGGGTAGGTGGTATGCTTATTCAAGATGCTATGCCACAAGCATCTGTAGACGAGAGAGAGTTTATGATCTCTGGTTGTACTCCATCATGCTGGTCTTCGATGTTTGGTTCTGAAGAGGAAGCAGCGTGAAGGGCATGGCTTATTGCGACTATATAGCGCATTCGGTTTTATATCCATCGTTAAACGAAGATGGCTTTATTACTGAAGTTGGTAAAGTTAAAATGGATCTTTGTCCTAAAGAAGGTTACTTAGTATCTACAGCAAAGACTATCAATGTCAAAGATCAAAACGGTAAAGAATATAAAATTACTGTTGAAGAAATCTAAAATAATTTAAAATAATCGTTTACATTTGCTGTAGACTATGATATAATATACATATTATCGAGGAAAAAACTATGAATAGAATTGAAATGATTAAAGCTGCTGCTGAAAAGGCTAAAAAGAAAGCTGAATTTAAAGCTGCAGTAACCAAGGTTTACTCTAAACCAAAAGACCACTATAACAAGCTTACAAAAACAGTTAAAAAAGCTGCTCATCAGGCTCCTGGTAGTCTTGAGTGCTTTAAAGAAGAAAATATGTTTTATACAGACAAAGAGACTCAGGACTTTATTGCTGGTTCATCTTTAATGGATGCATATAACGATCAAAAAAGCGATTGGGATTAAAGTATGACTCAGTATACTGATAAAGTAGTATATGCAAAACGCAAGCAGTTTGTTGAAGAATGGGCTGCTAAATGCGATTATATGCTAGCTCAAAATGGATATATTGAACGTAGTTTCAATAGTGGTCTAATAACAAGATCATATGCTGATGGTAGAACTGAAACGCTTAAAGAATCTATGGACTTTGCAACTCTTATGAAAATGGCGCCTACAAAATGAATTACATTGGATCTATAAACTACACCTTTTCAGGTCGTAAAAGAAAGAGTAAAGCTCTTAAGACGAGACGTAAAACCAAACAAGAGTTTAAACCACTTAAGGTAGAAAAGTCTTTAGCTGAACTTAGAATGGAAGAGTTCAATGAAAAATACCCCTCTTATTCAGGTACGTCAAATTATTCGACTCCTGATGATCAGTCTTGGAAAGCAGAAGAATCCAAGAATTTTACAGTTGCGCCAGCATATAATAAAGGCGCGTATCAAGTAATTCCACGCAAAGATGTGGAACACATAGGAAAGTAATTATGGATATTATAGAAGTGTTAGTTGGATTAGTCGTATTTGTTGGTGTTGTATGGTTTGGTATAACATCTTCGTTTATTGCTATGGAAGAACGATCTGCGATTAGACGACAGCATAAAGCAGGCACTCATGACTATTATGGTAATAAACTCGATAAAAATAATAAGGAATAAAAATGTCAAATTATATGTTGTTAAGCGAATACCGCGGCTCTGATAAGTTTAAGAATCGTAAAGCTGAAGTACTACGCTCATTTGGAGACAACCCATCTTATGGTATACGCATGTTTATTGATGGAGAATCTCTAGGCATTGAGTGGTACAAAGGAAAGGCAGAAGTCTACGCTGAGTCAGCTGCAGACAACTACGTACGTGGTATTAAGAACTATGAGAGGAATTAATTGAAAGTTAATTTATTAGGACTTTCAGTTTCAAAATTAAATGACGTTCTTCATGATTTAGGAGAAAGCCGTTTTTATTCAAGTCAAATAATAAAGTGGATTCATCAAAAGGGTGAGTTGGACTTTAATAAAATGTCTAACTTACCAGAGTCACTAATTAAAAAACTTTGTGAAAACGCTGAAATTAAACTTCCAGAAATAGCTAGTGTTGAAGATTCAGAAGATGGAACTAGGAAGTGGTTAATAAAAGTTGAAGGCGGAAGCTGTATAGAAACAGTTTATATACCGGAAAGAACTAGAGGAACGCTTTGTATATCATCACAAATTGGATGCATATTAGATTGTAGTTTTTGCGCAACTGGCAAACAAGGGTTTAATAGAGATTTAACAGCAGCCGAAATAATAGGTCAACTTTGGATAGTTGCTAATTCATTTGGTCAATTTAATGGTATTGATCCCAAGGTTACAGAAATTGTAATGATGGGAATGGGCGAACCATTAATGAATTTTGATAATGTAGTTGACTCTATGAATTTAATGATGGATGTTTATAATATTCCTAAGAAAGATGTTTGGCTTAGTACTTCTGGCGTAGTTCCAGCTTTAGACAAATTAGCTGATGTCACTAATGTTTCTCTTGCGATTTCTATTCATGCAGCAGATAATAATCTAAGGAATCAATTAGTACCTATTAATAAAAAATACGATGTTGAAAGTTTTGTTTTAAGTGCTAAAAGATACCAAGAGAGAATGGCTGATAATAGAAAAATTAAAGTTGAATATACATTAATAGATCAAATAAACGATCAGCAAAAACATGCTTATGAGTTAGCAGAATTAATTAAAGATCTCGATTGCGTTGTTAATCTTATTCCATTTAATACTATTGAGGGATCTGATTATAAACCAGTTACTTATAAAGCCCTTGGTGATTTTAAAGACATTCTACAAATAAAAGGTTTTGAAACCGCTATTAGAAGACAGCGTGGAGATGGAGTTGCTGCAGCCTGCGGCCAACTTGCTGGTGAAGTTAATGATAGAACTAAAAGACAAAAACGATATAAAGATAAAATAGCTGTAAAAAATTTAAATTAATTGAAAAAAACTGTTTACATTTACAGTAAACTATGTTATAATAGATCTTATATTATAAAGGAGTAGACCATGGCCGAGAATAAAGCAAGAATCAAAATGAGAAAAAACAGGGTAACCATTGATGACAAATATATGGGTCCTGAACCAGTCTTTCAAAAGGGCGAAACGTCAAGTAAAGCTACTAATCGTTTAGCTTTATGGAGTAAAGGTGGTCATTGGTACAACTATTACTATAAGCCAAAAGACTACGTTGATTGTGTTTTAACATTTGCTACTGATGTCTACGGTTATGATAAAGATAAGATCAAAACTCTTAAGAAACTTAAGGATTGGCAACTCACTGGTAAACTAGGTAAAGTAGCAAAGCTTTGGAGTAGAGGCTACGAGTATACCAAAGATGAGCTTGCACGTTGGGAGGGGGAGCTAAAGCAAATATACAAAGAAGCTGTAGAAGCTGTAGAAGAAGAAACTGCTGATGCTCCTCCTCCGAAACCAGTGATTTCAGTTCAGCAAAGACAAAGAACTAAGATGAATGAAACTATTATGGTTGATTGGGATGAGATTATTGATGGTTGGATGGATGAAAAATACAATCAAAAGATCGATGTATTTAAACTAGCTAAGCAATATGATCTTAAAGGATCTTCTATTAATATTTTTAAAGAAGCTGTTATGATGGAATATCAACCAATTAAAGATGCTTATGATGGCAATTGTGATCAAGCTGTTGAAGCATACTCGCATATCACTAAGCGTAGATTAAATAAAATGCTTAAAACTATGGAAGGTATATTTAGTGACTTAGAACAATTAAAGACAGCTAACAAAGCTGCTAAAATTCCAAGAGCTAAAAAGCCTAAGTCATCTGATGCACAAGTTAAAAGTCTTAAATATCGTGTTGATAGTGTTGATGATAAGGTAAGTTCTATCAATCCAGTTATGATTCCAGGTAAAGAAGTATTGTTTGTATATAATACTAAGTCTAGAAAATTAATTCAATATGATACAAATTCAACAAAAGGGTTTGAAGTAAGTGGTACTACTATTAAGAATGTCTGTGAAAAGAGTAGACAAACTACTCTTAGAAAACCAGAAGATATACTGCCACTTATTTTGAAGAAATCAACTAAGCAAATCGACAAACTAGTTTGGGATACTGTTACTACAAAGATCAGTACTCCTAATGGTAGAATTAACGCCGATTGCATACTACTCAGGGCGATATGATTATAGATTTAGAACAAAAAATAATGACTAAAAAACGGTTTTCAACTGCCGTAGAACAACTAGTTGTAAAGGGAAATATGTCTTATATAGATGCAGCAACTTATATTATTGAAGAGAGGGGTATGGACTATAGTAATCTAAAGAAACTATTAACAGATTCACTCAAAGATAAGATGGAAGCTGAAGCAATAAGACTTAATTTAATTAGAGGCAAAAAGGGTAATCAACTCCCTATTTAGGAAAAATATTATGAGTAACGTTATTATACCATCATCACCAGCAGATGTTAAACGAATCAAAGACTGTATTATTGAGATCAGTAATGCTATGACTTTAATTCAAGCGCAGAAAGACTTTATTAAAGAGGCTGTTAACCTTTGCGTTGAAGATGTTGAAATTGATAAGAAGCACTTGAAAAAAATGGCTACGATTTACCACAAGCAAAACTTGTCAGAAATCTTAGGTGAGATCGAAGATGTAGAAGCTTTGTACGAAGGAGTCATGGCTTAATAATATGACTGATCCATTTGAATCATATAAGTTATATAACGCGTTAAAGCTACACTTTGAGTCTGGTTATGACGCTGTTAAATATAACTTTAAATCCAATGTAACACCTAAGACTTTCTTTAAACGAAAAGATAAGTATTTCTTTGCTAAGCTAGCTAAGAAACATAATGGTAATCTAAAGGATTACTATATCTCTAACTTTAAAATGGGTCTTAGTTATGTTGGAGATATGATGGATGAAGATGGAGAACAAAATTATAGAGATCATAAAAGAATACAAGAAAGTATTCATAGGGTGTTTTCAGTTGATATAAATAGATTACGAGAAGAGGATATTATCTTTGATAAGATTTTTGAATCGATTGATGGACAACATCCTCTTATCGTAAAGCTATGGCTGCAAGAAGAAATCTGTCTAGAGACAGTTGTTATTCTTAATGCTATCTTTGGATTTATACAAAGAGAATCTGAAAAGATATCAGACACTATTATATGGCCTGATACTCAACGGAAGATCGAAAAGTATACTCCATTCGTAAACTTTGATCGTAATAAATGTATAAGTTTATTACAAAAAACGTTTACAAACACGTGAAAATGTGTTATAATATACTATATTATGAACAAGGGTGAAATACAATAGAAAAGACAATTACGTCTTAATACAATGCAATACGGAGAAATATAAATGTCATTTGCAAATCTAAAGAGCTCGCGAGGCTCGTCAATCGACCAACTCGTAAAAGCAGCGGAAGCTGTATCTACTAAAACCGAAACTAAGAATTATGATGATGATCGGTTTTGGAAACCTACCAGAGATAAAGCAGGAAACGGTTATGCCGTAGTCAGATTCCTACCAGCCAAAGAAGGTGAAGATCTTCCTTGGGTAAGGTATTGGGATCATGGCTTTAAAGGTCCTACTGGTCTATGGTATATCGAAAATAGCTTAACTTCAATTGGACAAGATGATCCAGTCAGTGAATCAAATGGTTTACTATGGAATACTGGTCGTGATGAGGATAAAGCATTAGCACGTGAAAGGAAAAGACGTCTACATTATGTAAGTAATGTGCTAGTTGTTTCTGATCCATCCAATCCACAAAACGAAGGTAAGGTATTCGTATACAAATTTGGTAAAAAAATCTTTGATAAAATCATGGATGTAATGCAGCCACAATTTGCAGATGAAGACCCAGTGAATCCTTATGATTTCTGGGAAGGTGCTGACTTTAAAATTAAGATTCGTAAAGTCGAAGGTTGGGTAAACTATGATAAATCAGAGTTTGCATCAGCTGCTCCACTACACGGTGGAGATGAAGAAAAGCTTGAAGGTGTATATAACCAATTACACTCTTTAGCTGACTTTATTGATCCTAAGAACTATAAGTCTTATGATGAACTTAAAGCTAAAATGAATAAGGTGCTAGGCGTTGATGCTGGTCATGTAGCTATGGATAACAATTCCATGATGCAATCAGCTCCTGTTGTTGAACAACCAACAATGGCAGCGGCTGAATCAGCTCCTTTAAGTTCTAGTGATGAGGGGGAAGAGGACACATTGTCCTACTTTGACAAGCTAGCTCAACAGGGCTAATATGAGGTAATAAGAGTATGGGCTTGGCGTCTAACCTTGAAACCATACCACCAACAAGGCCACCCCAGTTCAGTCTGGAGCATATCTGATAAAGTGTGTGGCACTCAAGGGATCCTTCGGGGTCCCTTTTTTTATTATAAATATTATTGTGTAGTCCACATTATAGACTCGCATTGGTTCATGCGTTAAAAGAATCGTATAATCCAGAATAGGAGAATTACGATGACTGTAGAACTAACTTACAGAGGCGTATCGTACACCAAGAAATTTAAAAAGAGTACCGGTGTTGAAACTGCTTCTAAATAATTAGGGAAGATATTAGACAGGGATGTCTACCCGTAAGCGTTTTGAAGCGTATCGCCAACTCTATTTCTAGGTTGTGTATTAA